TGTTAACGCTCCGTTTCTGTTTCACAACGTTGAGCTCGTGAGGAAGATGTTAAATCAATCCCGCATGATGCCTGTTGAAGTTGATCCCCTCAACTACCAGGCTCCAGGGCCCCTCGTGTACGAGGACGCGGCTCCCACCGCTAGCGCTGCCTGTCCGCCAATCGCAGACGGCGCCGTGGCCCCTGGTAAGTCGTTCAACAATGACACGCAGTGCGTTGAGGAACGCCTCACGAAGATTAACAACACAAAGCAACCCCCGCAGTACGTCCAGAGATGGGTCCGAGAGTTTATCATGTCGTTGGTCCCTCCCCATCTCCGTGGCACTGTCATGCCCTGGAACATTGAAACGGTCTGTGCTAACCAGAACCGGCCCTCTCAACGCGCTAGCTGGCAGCGCGTGTTAAATTGGATACCTTTCATTAAGTTCGAGGTGCAATCGTTCCAGAAATCAGAGACATACCCCGACATCAAAGCTCCACGCAACATTTCTACCACGCCTGCCAGCCACCGAACACTCTACGGCTCATATATCTATGCAATCAGTGAACACGTTCTGAAGAAGCAGCCTTGGTACGCATTTGGTAAGAACTTGGCCGAAATCGCCCACCGTGTCCACCAAGTTTGTCGCGCAGCACAGTTCGTAGTGCCCACCGATTTCAGCAGCTTCGATGGCACCCACTCGGAGTTCATGGTCTCCATGGAAGAGTTTCTTGGCGAACTTCTGTTTCACCCCTCGGTTTTACGAGAGTGGCGACAGCTATTGCGATCTCAGTACAACGCGAAAGCAAAGACTCGCTTCGGAGTACGCTACAACACAAACCACACGCGTCTCTCCGGATCCTCCGACACTTCCGCGTTCAACACACTGGTCAACGCATCTGTTGCCTACTGCGCCGCCCGTCTCGGCGGGCGATCCCACGAGCAAGCTCTGGGGTTACTTGGTGTCTACGGCGGAGATGACGGTCTCTCACCTGATATACCAGAACGTGACTACCTGCGAGCCGCCGAGTTATTCGGAGTCAAGCTCA